TTTTGTTCGCGGAGAATGGACAGTTTGTTCTCAAAGGTGAAGAGCTGTTGACGCCTAAGACGGTCTCAGTGAAACCAGTGACTAACTTTGAATACAACGCTGATACGGACCCAGTGTCTGTCGGGTCGTATATTTACTATCCGTTTGACTTCGGTAATCACACAGGGATCAGGGAGTTCTCACTAAACAAAGACACAGACGTCTACGAATCCAACGCGATCACTGAGCAGGTTCCTCGGTATATACCGAAAGATATCACTAGGTTCTCCGGATCGTTGTCAGAGAATACACTTGCAGTCCTGTCTAAAGAAGACGATCAGGTGTTATACATTTATAAATATTTCTATAGCGAAGGACGCAAAGTTCTCAGCTCGTGGGCTAAGTGGGAAATGGATGTTCACATCAAGAGTTTTGAGTTTATGGACTCCACGCTCTACATGATCGCCACTGACGACATTTCGGACTCTGAGACATACATATTGAATTTACCTCTCAACTTCGACGGGGAAGACGAAGGGACCGCTACGTATACCCTGACACCGTCCGGAAGCACGATCACCGTAGCGCCGACTGTTGTAAACTCTGTGAACGACAGTGTCACACACTTGGACATGCGGAGCCCTGCGATTGTCTACGGAGGATACGTCAAGTTTCCTGGGTCGTTTATCTCAGGGTCTAAACGTCCACTGCGTGAGAACATTACGTCAATCGATGCGGCTACTACACCAGCGCCTTATTACTGTTCAAATGATATTGTCGTATACAATGACAAAGGTGTTAAGCTCAACTCGACGGCAACACAGTCGGGCAGTGCGACTTACGTGACGATCGACGACCCGATTGCTGACGGGACTTCTGTATGGGTCGGCTATGAGTTCAACAGTAAATACACGTTCTCTGAGCAGATCTTCAAGGCTCAAGCAGGCCAAGCGCGGACCCCTAACGCAGCTGCTAAGCAGTTTATTAAAAATCTATCGCTGTATCATACACGCACGTCTGACTATGAGATCAAAGTGACGCCAGATAAGCGTTCACAATACACTAATTCATTCCCAGCGACGTATGACTCAGCGAGCCGCGTTGAACTAAAAGATGGATTCTTCAAGGCTCCTGTGTTTGCATCGTCAGGGAACTTAGAGATTATCATTGAGAACAACGGCGCGATGCCTAGTAACTTCCAGTCTGCTGAATTTGAAACCTTTATTCACACACGATCACCGAGATATGGTGCGTAGAACATACGGAGACTGTTCGATAGTCCGAGCGACTATTCAGCACGTTCACGAGCTCAAAGATAAACTCAGGGTTCACGATGTGCGCGAGTGTGAGTTGCTTGGTAGTAACCCTAAGACCGCTCTGATGCTCGCACTGACAACAGACATCTCAACGTATGCAGCGCTCGATGGTGAGGGCAAGGTGTTCGCTATGTTCGGCTCAGGACCACTTGAAGGTCCTTCTGGTTACATTTGGATGCTTGGCGCGGACGATGTGCTCACCCATAAGCGACAGTTTATCCGAGCGTCGAGAGACTGGGTGAACCACCTGTCTCAACCGTATGCCTTCACCACGAACGTGGTCCTCAAAGAGAACAAAGTGGCTGTCCGCTGGCTTCGCTTTTGCGGCGCTAAGTTCGTGCGCGAAGTTACTATCTCTGACAATCCTTTTTACGAATTTATTATAACCCCTAATTAAAAACTATGTGTTTACCTATATTTGGTGCAGCAGGCGCAGCGCTACTCGGGACTACCGGTGCCACTACTGGTGCATTAGCGTCTACTGGCGTCATCGCGCAGGCGGTCGGCACTATGTCTGTGCTTGGTCCTCTTGCCCAAGGAATGCTCACAATTGGAGCACAGAGTCAACAGGCTTCAATGCAAGCTAAGGCTCAGGAACGAGCTACGATTGCAGAGAATGCTCGATACAGTCAGCAGGTATCAGCAATGCGTAAACAACAAGCCACTGAGTCGCTCAGGCTCGCTCAGGAGGTCTCAGCGGCCAACCGGGCCAGTATGGAGGCCATGGCGCGTAAAGAAGTGGCAGCTGCCGAGGCAGGCATAAGTCTTGGGTCTGCAAGTTTCCTTGCGGAAATGAGAGACCTCGAGAGGCAGGTAGGGGAGCACAACTATGCGATCCAACAGAATCAATACTTGGCTGATCAGGCATACGAGATGAGAGCCCGTGACCTTGGACTCCAAGCACAACAGAACTACATCAACATCAACAAGCCTATCGCTACTCCTAACGTCCTTGGGACAATGCTGAGTGCAACCTCGACGAGCCTTGGGAATTACGCAGACGCTAAGCGCTTACAGACAAGTCAACTTCCTTCAGCGCCTACAACAACTATTAATCCATGACACGCAGAGATTTATTTAACAAGCCAACCCGTGAGCAGGTGCCTTTCAACTTGAACGCGCCTGCAATTACAGGGAAACCCTTTCAGGCGGGCCAGTATTCGGTGGCAGTTCAAGCTCCTGTGCCTGCCTCACAGACGTCTATGGGGAAACTAGCAGCAACGCTAGGGCAGATAAATCCAGCAATCAGAGCGTATGGGCAAGCGCAACAGGCAGAGACAGACCTCCAAAAGACTATGTTTGGGCTCGACTTTGCCCAAATGACGGAAAAGGAGAAGGAATTAGCAGCACAACGCCTTAAGAGCGAGGAGAAGTTTAACAGTAAGTTTCGCGGAGAAGGATACGAGCTTAACCCAGTCGCACAGATATACGCCAAGGAACTCATTGGAGCAGACAAGGCTGATGAGTATATGGCTTTTATTGAGGAGAACAAAGCTAAGTATATTGAGGATCAGGTAGTCCTTAAAGGGTTCAAACCAAGCCCAATGCAAATCAATGAGTTTGTTGAGGGGCTCACCGAACAGTTTAAGCAGGACAACCAAGACACCATGGCTGACCCTTTGATGCTCGCGGGGTTTATGCGTAGCACCTCTGAGTATCGTAATAGAGCAAGTGTTCAGATTGCAAAGGAAGCCTCGGACACTCATAAGAACAACGTGCTTATCCCTCAAGCGGCTAAAGCTCTAAGTAGGGTTTCAACAATTTCAGATATGCAACTCCCCCTGACTGGAGCCCTCATGCCTGAACAAGAACGGAATGCTAGGTATCAAGAAGCCTGGACAAGAACAGGACCACTTACTGCTACTGACCAGAAACTAGTCTTACAAAATTGGCTAAACTCAATGCCTCCTTCATTAGCACAAGTAAAACTTGAACAGTTGGCTGATGCAGGCATTAAAGTAGGTAATGAGCCTCTTAGGTCTTATGATCCTATTGGGGATACTTACTACAACAATTTACAAGACGAGCTTGATGAGAAAAACTTTGAAGAACGTAGGCAAAAAATATCTAACGATACCGTAATCAAGAATGAGAAGGCTAAGGAGTTTCAGAAGCTGTTTGATTCTGAAGAGTATCGGGAGCTTTCTTATACAGATAAGATTGAATACCAAAACAATCTTAGAGACGAGATTTCCAAGATAACAAATCGAGACGAGCAAGTATTGACTTCAGACGCCTTCAGTTTAGTTACTCAAAGAGAAGCTACAGAAAGGGACCGAGGAGTAGCTGAGATAAGATTAGTTTCTCAGCGATCAGGGACAAACAGTCTTGTGTCTTTCCAGAACCAAGGATTAGAGGAATTGTTGAAGACAGCAGATGACTTCATTAAAAGCAATGGGATTAAACAAACAGACCCTGCTTACGGGCTAATCAAAGGGTTTGTTGAGCTTGAAAAAGGAGAGTTAACGGAAGATGTGTTTAATGTTGGAGCCCCTCAGAACAAAACCATTGAAATGATCGGGAAGTTCAGAAGGGATTTCAATTCATTCATGATGGACCTAGAAGAAAGGCTTTTGGACACCAAAGGGGGCGAGTCGCTTTCCATAGGGGATAAGACTTATAATATTCCGGAAGAGAAGACATTACAAAGCAAGCAGAATATATTAGATGAAGCACTAGGAGCGGAGCGCACAAGGCTTCTTGAAGAGATCAAGACTGAGTTCAAAAGTCTTATAACTGAGAACAAGAAGGAACTTGAGGAGAGGGCAGCAGTGATAAAAGAAGAAAGAGAAAGACCACAACGCATTGCTACCCTCCAAGCGGAACGAAAAGAAAACTTAGAAAAATTAAGCATTGCGAGAGCAGGAGGAGGGCTGCTTGCCCAGACAACCTTTCAGGCAGGAGGTCGGACGTATTCTAAGAGCCCTGTTGAAGGTCAACCTGGAGTTTTTGTTGGTGGGTCTAGCTTTTCAAAAATAAGAACCCAACCTGAATTTGTAACTCAAAGTAAAGTATTAGCGTTTAAACTAGCGGGAAAATCTTATGCTGCTGATGACGTAATGACGGAAATTGATTCGTTCACAGCAGGTCTATCTAATGGAGCTTACCAGAAAAGAGACGCAAAGATTTTGTTTGGAGTTGTCAGAAGCAACTATGATAAAACTAAAAAATACCTTAAATCGGATTATGATCACTTCTTGACTCAGTATACCTCCAATATAGGGTTTCTCCCACCCAGTGATGAGCAAAGGACGAATGCTAAAACTCAACTGGACCTAGTAGCTAAAGCAATCTTAAGCAGTAGAAGGTTAGCAGGATACAATCCCTCTGAGGTTTTAAAGTCCATGGAAAAAGGGAGTATCCCAGAAGGCGTAGACATCACGGGAGAGACCACTGATGGTGTGTCTTTCTTTGAGAATGAACTATTGGGGGAGAACTCAGACGGTAGGGCGTTTACCGTGCTCAACTACGACAATAAAGAAGAACTACAACCAATCGCAGATAAGCTAGGCGTTTCTGTAGATGCAATTGACGCAGCACAAAAGCGGGGTCTTGAGTATTACCAAGGAGAGACCACACCTGAAAGAGTCAAGAAGCTTCAAGAGGAAATTAAAAGGGAAGACAAACCTTTGAGGGAGACTATAGAGACACAACCAGGACTTAAGGACACAACTGATAAACCCAAGACGATACCTACAGTCCCAACTATGGAAGACGTTAAGGTGGACACAAAAGTATCTACGACAGAAGAGCAAGCCTCAGGACCAGCGGATGTCAGCGTAGGAACAAGAATATCTACAACAGAACAACTTCAGCTACCTCTAGAACAACAAGGAAATAAAGGTAATATTACGATATACTCTCCGCAAAAAGGTGGGGATAAGATGGAAGGAGGATACCCCTCGTCACGCCCAGGGCCTGATGGGAAGGCTTTAGTCCGAACTGTTCAAGATTACGCTAACGGGACATCTAAATATATAACACTAGCAGGAAATCCTTCTTTTTATAATAAATCGTATATTATCCCAGAGCTTCCGTATAAAGATCCAAAAACCGGAGCCACAAAAACACTCCGTAACGTAAGGGCCGTTGTGCATGACACTGGAGGAGCCTTTAAGACAAAGCCAGAATTTCGATATGACATTCCTTATGGGAAAGACTTAACAAATAAGGACATGGCAAGCTATGACGCGCTTCTTAAGAAAGCAGGAATACAGTTTATTGAGGCCAAAAATAATAAACAAAAATAATTTAATACACACCAAAAACAAAACATGGCTATAGATCCCACTTCACTTGATGCCTTTACCAGCTCAGGGGCACGTTCACTGGACGGTGAAACCCCAGAACAGGAGTTCTTTTCCTTATCAGATACACTTGCCGCCCCCTTTCGTGGTATCGAAGGAGGAATCAAAGGTTTATACGATTTTGCCGACTTTGTGGTGGGGGATGTTCTCCCGGACTACGATACGAGATTCCTTGGGACCTCCAACACAATGGCAGGAAGTTTTGTAGAAGGCATGGCACAATTCGCTACTGGTTTTGTTCCTGGTGTAGGAATATTAGGGAGAGTAGGGCGTGTAGCTAACGCGAGGAAGTATCTAGGAGCAAACGTGGCTAATAAGATTGCTCGAGGTGGTAAGTTATCTCATCAGGAAGCACGAAAGCTCGCGAAGAATACCAAGTTAAGACGCTTCGGGGATAACTTAGCAGCTGGAGTAGCAACCGACTTCTTAATGTTTGATGCCCAAGAAGAACGGCTAAGTAACCTGTTGTATCAATACCCAGAGCTACAGAACCCCGTAACAGAGTATCTTCAAGCAACTGAAGAAGACGGGGAGATTGAAGGGCGCTTTAAGAATGCCTTAGAGGGCATATTTATTGAGGCAGGCGTAGGGGCAATCCTTGCTCCATTTGTCTCAAGCGTGAAGATGATCAAGAACCGTAACAAGAAGATTGCGGACGGTAAATCACCAGAAGACGCTGTGGATGAGGCACTTGCAGAGGGAAGTGAGGATGCTATTAAGTTTGACTATGGAAAACTTGACGACCCCATAACAGGGATCAAAGGGCAGTCAGCAACAAAAGCTACCCCAGAGGAGATGGAGGACTTCATTAAGGGTAAGGGCTTAACATTAGACGACTTCATTATTGATGAAACCACGGGCCGTGTAGACTTCGCTACAGCTGGCGCAGGAGGACGTAAAGCCAGCTCTGAAGATATCTATAACTACGTAACCCAGAAAGGGGATGACTCCGCTGTGCTTGAACTTAGTAAGTTTAAAGTAGAGGAGGAAACAGGATCTTTAGGGTTTATTGATAGAATTATTTCTTCAGTAGACGGAGGAGAAGGGACCTATAACGAATCAACTTTAAATCAAGTTAAGTTATTAAAAACTTTGCGAGATAACTTTGGGGATACTTTAAATCAAGTAAAAGTATCGGTGGGAAAGACGGGAAGAGCTTATTACTCCCCTGAGCAGTCTCGTGTTCAACTTTATGATAATGATAAGTTGTCAACAGTAGTTCATGAGTATGTTCATTCTCTTTCGACAGATATTATATATAAGAATTTTTACGTTAGGGATGCAAAAGGAAAAGCTGTTAAGGGTTCTGCATACTTAGATGAACTAGGGAAGCTAGTAAAAACAGGTAAGAATACAAAAGGCGAGCAAGTTCCTACTTCGCTTCGAGAGCTAGGAGACCTCTACTTAACAGCGGTAGATCGGCTGGGACAATCAGCACTATTGCGTCAAGGAGGCAAAGCAGGGGCGGCTGGATCTCCAGATAAAGTGTTAGGTAAAGGAGTTAATTACGGACTTGGAGACCTCCATGAGTTTGTCACTCAGGCTTTCATGGACCCTCAGTTTCAAAAAGAACTAGCCTCAATCACAATCACTAAAGGTAAGAAACCTGCAACTGTATACGATAAGTTCAAAGAGTTAATCGCTAAAATCCTTGGGTTTAAACCTCAGGAATCCTCCATGCTCGATGAGGTGTTGTCCGTTAGTAATTCAGTATTTAGGGACAATGAAACCTTTAGAATGTCAGGCAAAAACCCTGAGACAGTATCAGGAAGGTATACCCCTATAGATGCCTACGATGAAATTAGTGGCCTTGAGCAAATGAGCATATCGGGGTCAGGCGCTAAGTTTGAAAAGGGCTTAGGGTTCTTGATGAATGCCGCTACTAAGTATAAGGTTAAGATTAACAAAGAGTTTGCAAAACAAGTTAAAGAACTTAGCGGGACTGACCTTTATCGTGGGGTTGCTGAAGGGAAACTATCTGAAGCCTTTGAAAAGGCAGGAGTAGACTTTAAGAAAAGTTTACAAATAATGGATGAAGTAGACCGGGTATTTAATAGCACAATACGTAAAGCAAGAGAAGCTCGCGAAGAATCGGTCAAAGCTAATGTTATCAAATTTGATGATAAAGTTAACTTGGATAACTATACATTTAAGACAACTACAATTAAAGGACGGAGGGGGTCTTACACAGTAGAGGTGACAGACCCAGCGGGTAAAGTTACAACATTTAATAGGCGTGCGCTTTCCAAAGAATTAGCCGAAGGTTCAGTAAAGGCTCTTACAAGAAAGGCCACGTTTGAGAAAAATAAAGCACAAATCATCACTCAAGTTCGTAACGGAAAGTTCTTAAGACAGGCTGTTGCTGACGCAAACATTAACTTAAGCATCAAGGAGGTAAAAGAAGGGAACGGACGGCCTGACCATGTCGAGGTGACCTTTTTGGATGCTTCGCAGAAAGAAATCAACTTAAGGAATCTCCCAGATAACATCCAGAGGGAGACAGAGCTATACCTAAAAGCTCGTGGAGGAAAAGTTAAAGCGGTTAGCCCGCAAGACGAAGTCCCTATTGGGCGCGTTGTTGATAAAGACGGCAACCCGATGGACCCTGAGACTAGTGATGCGGAAGCCTATGAGGATGCGCTAACAGAGGTAATTAAACGGGCGCTTAAAGACGCAGGACCAGGAGGAGGGGTAGAGGCAATCAAAGGGGTTATCAGGACTATCTCGGAAGAGAAAGACTTCATAACCATTGCAAGAGCACTCGCTGGGGAACAAATAGATTTCCTTACTAAAAACAGCAAAGTCCCTAAAATATCAGCGGATGAGTTACTTAATCCGAAGCAAAGCGTAGAGAGAATCAATAAAGAGCTAAGCGATGCCTTTGGCGTCAATCCTCACAACGTGGAGAAGATGGTCAAAGAGCTTGAGGGTAAGGGCGAGAAGCTCAAGGAGACCTTTGATGAGATGCTCAAAGACCAACTAGCGATTAAGATGCTCAACAATCTTATTGCGGAAGAAGTGCATAACTTAGCAAAGGAAGCCAGCGATCTCCTTAAGAGGACACAGAAGAACGCAGACCCAGAGATGCTAGATATGTATGATGCTAAGTATGCTCAAATGCTTCAGCAGATGGAACTGATGGTCAGCACTCAACGTCTGTGGGGATTGTATGGGCGGTATCCTTCCTTAGCAATGCTTCAGCGTAAGTTCATCTATGGGGATGTTAAGTCCAAAAGGTTTGATAGCTCCTTAAACCAACTCCAAGAACAAAGCATTGAGGCCATTCAAGCATACAAGAACGAACGCCGAGGGAGCATGGGCCAAGAGAAGTTACTACAACTGATTCTTACTTCACGCACTGCTGATGGCATCGAGGCGGGACTCAATAAGATTGTTAAACAGACAATGGGCAAGCGCATGTTTGACATGGTCCGTGAGTATTGGATTAACTCATTGTTATCTGGAATCTCTACCTTTGAGATTAACATGATTGGTTCTGCGATAACCTATGGGCTCAGGACCTTAGAGAGGGCAGGCGGGGCCGCATTGACTGGAAACTTTGAGTTGGCCAGGGCAACCCTGCGCTACGCCTTTGACGCTAAGGCTATCATGGATTCATTTGATCTTGCCGTTCGAGCTGCGAAGTCTGGAGAGGCAATTAGTATTCCTAATTCAAGGCAGTTTGATGATGCTAAAAGCAGCATGAATGCTATCCAATCGGACAGCGAAGGAGCCTTTGGCGCTGCTATAAATACAATCGGAACAATCGTAAGACTACCCTCACGGGGGCTCTTGACGGGGGACGAACTGTTTAAGGCAATGTCTTATCGCAGCTATGTGATGACAGAGTTAGCCCTCAAAGGAAAATCAAAAGGCCTTTCAGGTAAGCAACTAGGGGAATATGTCCACAAAGGAGTCAATGCACACCTCACTGAAACCGGGCGAGTCTTTAATGAGAAGAACCTGGTAATGACTGCCAAAGAACTAGCAGACAAGAAAAACCTTAGGTTCTCTGCTAGGGAAACTTTCATAACCAACTACATCAGGAAACAAAAGAAAGAGAAACGGTTTATTACTGAGGATGGAGTAGAGATTGGATATGGGAACCGAGGGGCACTTGCTGCCCGTGCTGAGCAAGGAGCTAAGATAAATACACATACCCAAGACTCTGAAAACAGTATAGTAAAAGGGCTCTCAAATATCATTGTCCAGAACCCATGGATGACCGCTATCGTTCCTTTTGTGCGGACACCTACCAACATCCTTGCGTTCGGTATAGAGCGCTCACCGTTTGGGCTGCCCATGCACTTCACACGGATGATGAGCTCTAAGTATAGAGAGGGATTAGCTAAGGGCACACCCACTGAACGCGCAGAGATTCAAGGGAAAATGGCTATGTCTGTAGCCACAACCGCATCATTGATCTACATGCTTGCCAGCCAGGATACCTCAAAGATAATTAGTGGTTATGGTCCTCGTGAAAAGAATGCGAGAAAGGCTTGGGAGCTAGACAATCAACCTTACTCAATCAGAATAGGGGACCGAATCCACAGCTACCAACGGATGGACCCAATGGCCACTATGCTCGGGATTATTGCCGACATCAATGAAGGACTCGAGTATAATGAGTTTGATGAGAAAGACATGGGAACAATATTCGGCGTCTTGGCGCTTGCGTTCTCAAACAACATCACCAACAAGTCTTATGTCCAGGGAATTGATAACCTGTTCAAGGTGCTGAAAGACCCAATCAACAACACCGAGAAATTTGTAGGAAGCATTGCAGGTGGGTTTGTCCCTAACTTTGTAAATCAAACCATGAACGTCCAAGAAGATCGACCCCTCAGGGAAGTTCGAGGGATCATGGATTACATGATAAAGAGAACCCCAGGACTAGAGGGAGACCTGCCTCCCCGGTATAACTTCTTAGGAGACGTTGAGACCCTTGAGTCCTCAGGAGGGTTTAAAGGCATAGTTGATCCCATCTACTCAAAAGATGTGGCTAAAAACATCGTGGACTACGAATTAGGCAACCTTGGGGCTGGCTTTGGAAAACCCTCAACCAGCCTAAGAAAAGGCTTTGAGGGCCTTGATATGCGTGACTACTACAATCCGGAAACAAAGCAACAAGCATACGCCAGGATGATGCAACTAGTAGGCACAAAGAAACTTGGAGGAAAAACCCTAAGGGAACGCTTGGCTACTATGTTCAAGGACCAGCGATACCAAGCAATGCCTGATGCAGACCCAAGGGACCCAACGGCGTCTTCTAGCCCTAAGGTTAAAGCAATTAAAAGGTTACTGAGTGCTTACAATGCAGCGGCTAAAAAACAAGTCCTGGAAGAAAACCCAGAGCTCTATCAGCGATACATTGACTCTTACAAAGCCCAGTAAAATGAACTCTTCATACATGCCGTCATTTATTGGATTCACAGGACTCCTCGGGACACTTACACTTGAGAGCGTCAATACTGTTGTTGCTATATGCGTAGGACTCGCAACACTGGCTTACCTTGCTATTAAAATAATTAAGGAACTTAAATAATATGGATAAATCAGATAAACTATACGAGCTCCAAGACCTCCTCATCGATGAGTTTTTGCACCGGGTAAAGTCAGGAGAGGCTACCACGGCAGACCTATCGACGGTCCGTCAGTTTCTCAAAGATAACAATGTAAGTGCGGTGGCTTCTGATGACTCGCCCTTGCAAGAACTGGTAAGCGCCCTCCCGTTCGACGATAAGAACGTAGATAGGGTTGTGAGCATGGTGAGCAATGGCTGATATAAAACAAACAGCATCACAGCTTAAAGACTTCCGCAACTTCCTCTACCTTGTATGGAAGCAACTAAACCTGCCTGCCCCCACAGCTATTCAATATGAGATCGCGGATTACATGCAGCACGGAGACAAGCGAGCAGTTATTCAAGGCTTTCGAGGCGTTGGAAAAAGCTGGATCTGCTCTGCTTACGTTGTCCACCAGTTGCTCCTCGATCCCTCAAAAAATATACTTGTTGTCTCTGCTTCAAAAACTCGAGCAGATGACTTCTCAACTTTTACTCTTAGGCTTATCCATGAGATGCCCCTACTTAAGCACCTCATCCCTCAGGATAAACAACGATTCAGTAAAATCTCCTTCGACGTTGGACCAGCCCCAGCAGCCCACGCACCGTCCGTCAAGTCCCTGGGTATTACATCTCAACTGACAGGGTCGCGTGCCGACATCATTGTTGCTGATGACGTAGAGGTCCCGAACAACTCCGCAACCCAAATGATGCGAGACAAGCTCGGAGAACAAGTCAAAGAGTTCGATGCGATCATTAAGCCGCTCGACGACTCAAAGATAATCTTTCTCGGAACACCCCAATGCGAAGACACAATATACAGACAACTCACAGAGCGAGGCTACCAGACACGCATCTGGCCTGCTCAATATGTAACCCCCGACCAAAACGCTAAGCGTTACGATGGAAACATTTCTGATTGTTGTGTTGATATAGAACAAAAGGGGAGGTCCACAGAGCCACTAAGGTTCTCTGACGTAGACCTTGCCGAACGTAAAGTATCCTATGGTTCTGCTGGGTATGCTCTTCAATTTATGTTGGACTCAAACCTCAGTGACGTCGAAAAGTATCCGCTCAAGCTTTCGGACCTTATCGTGATGTCCATTGACAACGACCTAGCCCCTGAACGCCTAGTGTGGGCTCGGGACCCAGACCTCGAATGGGATGGCTCAATACCTAATGTAGGGATGACCGGAGACAGATTCTACCGCCCCATGAAGACGCTTGGCGAGCACATCAAGTATACTGGGAGCGTCATGTCAATCGACCCGTCAGGACGAGGCAAGGACGAGACAGGATACGCAGTCGTTAAGATGCTCAACGGATTCCTGTATGTCACTGCGGCCGGGGGCGTCCAGGGAGGATACTCAGAGGAAACCCTTAAGTTCCTTTCAATGACCGCCAAAGAACACAAGGTCAATGAGATTGTCGTGGAGAGTAACTTTGGTGATGGTATGTTTGTTGAACTACTAAAACCAATACTTCGCAAGGTCCATCCGTGCACCATTGAGGAAGTCCGACACAGCACCCAAAAGGAACGAAGGATCATTGACACCCTCGAGCCAGTGATGACAGGTCATAAGCTAGTGATAGACCCGAAGGTCATTCAGGACGACTATGACACAACTCAGAGCTATCCTAAGGACCACTCATTGAAATACCAGCTGATCTACCAGATGACTCGCATAACCCGTGACAGGGGCGCTGTGACGCATGACGACCGCTTAGACGCGCTTTCGATGGCAGTTGGCTACTGGGCCGCCCAAATGGCCCAAGACGCATCAGAACGCATCCTAGAGCGAAAGGAGGAAGATCTTAAAAGGGAGCTAGAAAAGTATGCAGAGGCATATTACAAAACACGAAAAGGAAGTAAAAACATCCTCACTTGGTAGTGGTTGTAAATGATTCATTATCAATGTTTTAAATCAATGATCGTATAGGGATAGTAAAAAGACTATTGACAAGGGTTAATTTCTCTCTATAAGTACTCTTAGAGATGACTAAGAGAACACTATATTCTTTTAATTTTATTCATTTACAACCACATCTCTTAGATATCTTAAAGACTCTCTAAGTAACTTTAAGTATGCCTGATGACCATCTCGAATCACTCAAAGCCACTCTAGGCGAACATTACGAGAACTATGTAGTTGTTGTGGCTGACACCCGGCACCAGTGTCGAGTGATCTATGACAATTCCTTTGCAGCTAAAGGACTGCTCAATGTCGGCTTAAATATTGTTGACGAATCCTTTAATTCCTATATAGAAGGCATCGAGATTGACTTCGGGTCACCCTCATCGTCTGACGAAGAGGAGCCCTGAGTTGACCTTATGCTCTATATTTGCATTGTGTTGTTCATTAAGCAGGGCCCTTAGTAATCGCTAGGGGCCCTGTTCTATTTTTGACAAAAAAGTCTGAGAGGTTGATATATACGGAGAGCGTCCCACATCACCCCCATAGGGACCTTAGCGCAGGCTTGTAGCATCTTAGCGCGTCCTGGCGTGACCTCTGCTCGCAAAAAGAGACTCGAGGGGCTCCCGAAAGCATCAAGGGGGGCCTACCCTGGCGATACTGGAAGGAGGTCCTGGAGTCTTGGCCAGGGGAGGCAATCAGTGAACGCCAGGGGATCACCAGGGGAGCGCTGAGGCTGGGCGCATGGGTGCGTGGGAGTGTTTGTGGGTGTTTTTACGTTACGAGAGCGCAGCGCTGGCTCAAAAACACCCTGAAGAAATTTAAAAGTATTCCTTGAAAGAACCAGGCTTCCCTGGTAGTAGTCTCGGCACTGGTCCATGTGGGCTAGCTAACAAGAACAAAAGAACAATGAACAAAAGAAAGAAGACACTACAAACGATACGTGAGATCATCACGGTCCTTGAGGAACAGCGCAGCACGATTGCCGACATCCAAGCAGCGCTATTGAGAGCATCGCATGAAGACGTCATGCATGATGTAATTAAGCGAACCGAGACGCTTGATTTCAAGTTGATCAACAAGCAGAATAGGAGGGCCTGTAGATGAGGCGTCCCTTTTCAGGATTCTGGGCATGCATGGCAAGCGTTACGGTGGCCATGTGGATTGTGATCATCAAGCTCTTGCTGAAGAAATGAAGCGAAGCCTGACGAATGTAAGTGACAGCGCCATCCGCAAGAACCTCAGAACATGGAGGGACCGAGCGACCTCCAAGGAGGCACGCCTTGGTGGTGAGTGGTATGAAGACGCACACACACATGCCCAGCTGATTGCCGAAAAGGTTGGTTGTGATGTTTGGACGGCGGCCGCTGTGATTAGTGCCTTGAGTCCAATGAACGACTGGGAGCGCAACAAGCTTGACGCTTTGAACTTGGCGCTTGTCCATCATGATGGTGGGAAGCCTAGTGATGTTCGAGTTTGCACATTCCACAACAACAAACACAAAGCATGGGAATTGCTTGAGGGCAACTCCAAAGCCCTTGACGATGGCTCACCTAAAACGTGGGCTTTTGCAAAGAGCATAGAGTTGACACGACTTGCTCGTTGTGTTGTAGTCGATCGTTGGCACATGCGGGTCTGCTTGACTAGCTCGAAGACTCGCAAGATGATTGTTGAGGGCTTGACGGTCCCGCAGTATAACCGAGTCGAACGCCTAACCATAAGCGAAGCGGACAAGCTGCACGAGGCGCCCTCAGTCTATCAAGCGACATTGTGGTTGACCATTAAACGCCATTGGCAAGGTGGTTAATTCCAAGAGCTCCTTGCATTTGCAGGGGGCTCCATGGAGTGAACCTCCACTAAACCTAAAAAGAACAAATGAAAGAAAAAGAATTGTTAATGATTGCAGCAGACGCGATCCAATCGTGGCCAAAGCGCCGAAAGAAAGCACTTGAATCTTATCACTCTGTTGATGAGTTCGAATGTCGTGACACGTGGGCCCTTCCAGACAATGGAGGATGACCAGCTCTCGAGATGTTCCGCGCAGGATGCACGGACGAAGGACGGGAGTTAATCGACAAGCATCTAAAATCCCACTGGGAAGACGAAGTGAGCGGGAAAACTGCTCGCTCTGTTTTGAGATGCATGCCGGATCCGATGAGAGCGAATGTTGAGCACACCTTTATCTTGATTGATGATCTCATCCCAGACTATGCTAATTACATAGACTCACAATGGCACGCCAGTAGGTATGCAAATCGTCTGCGAAAGCTCGCGGCTGAAATGGAGGAAACAGTATGAACAAACTATTTACTCTCTATGAGTCAGAGCGCGCAACCTTTTCCAGCATAGCGGATGCGAAGAGATTCATTGAAAACTTCAACTCTCTTTCGTATAAGCTCGAGCCCTTCGAGATTAAAAGGCCTAGCTTGAAATACAGAAGCAGACAAGAATGTGGTTGGTATTGGATACAAGCAACAAGACATTTTGAGCACAAAGATCACATTTGCTTTGTTGCTAAATAACTGACAACAACAACCAAAAACAAGCGCTTAGGGAGCTTTCCTTAAGCGCTTTTTTGTATCCATTTTCAAGGAACTCAAAGCTAAGCTACTTGAGAACGGAGCGTGCCCCGTAACTTACGACTTAGAGCCGAACACGATGAGTGCCAGGAGGGCCACGTAGTAAAGTGCTAAGCAAATGGTTGTAGTGGTAATGAAGAAGTCTTTGTTTTTCATGTTGTCTTTAAGTGTCTTAGAGATCCCTTAAGATGTAGTTGTCTTTTGTTTTTACCATTAACAACTATTGCTTATCGATCTCTTAAAGACACTCTAAGTACCTGCACTGGGGGTGCGTCAAGAATAAAATTGACAATATGTGTGTTTTTACCTAAAAAAGGCACGCAATGAGAATAAAAGCAACAAAGAACAACGAAGCAGAAGAAATAAGACGCCGCCTAGTCGAGGATGAGTGTGCCATGCTGGCCAAGCACATCAAGCGATTAAGGGCCCGCCAAAAATCCATGAAGAAAGCACTAGAATTGTATGCAGAACGAGCAGGAAAAGGATGTCATTAAAGAACTTACTCAGGAAGACCTCAACCAGGACATGGTTGACCTCGGCGTTGGTCGTTACCGCGCTCGCATCGAGTCTGCTAAGAAGCGAGAGGCAGAGAGTGAAACGAAATACGGTCAAAGACTGATCCGAGGGGGCCTTCCGACTTACTCGAAGGCCATCAAAGAGATGGTTGATGGGTGGGACAACAGGAACAGCGCCTTGTGGCAGTTAGGCCTCCGTGAGATGAAATCCTCAGTGGTTGGTTTTATTGTGATTAAGGCCGTCCTAGATTGCATCACATTAAAGAAGAACATGGCGAGCGTGAGTCACTTTGTGGGTTCCCGCGTTGAGGACCAGCACCGTTGTGACTTCCTTGTAAAGAACAACGAGGCCAAGGGGGAGGGAATTGTTTTGGGTGCGCAGCGCCGCCGAGGGGGCCTCCTGAACCAGCGCAGGCACATTAAGAACTCAATGCGTAACGAGGCTGAAAAGGGCCTGATGCCTGGCTACACGGACTGGCGAAGGCGCGACAAGCTTAGTTGTGGTTTGACCTTGGTCGAGCTCCTTAGGCACGTTACGGGGATCATTGAGTATGTTTACATCCTGGAGAAGGCAGGTAAGAAGCCTACCCGATACGTCACGGCCTCAAAGGGGACCTTGGACTGGATCGAGAACTACAACGACGACAAGGAACTTTTCGAGCCGTTTTGGTTGCCCACTGCGGACGCACCGTTGCCTTGGGGTTCTATCTGGGAGGGGGGTTACGACACGACAGGCACAGCACTTCCCAAGCTTCCGTTCATTAAGACGTCCAACATGGACTTCCTGAGGACCATTGAGAACGACAAGCTTGAGGTGCCTATGGAGGCCTGTAATCTCATCCAAGGGACGCCCTGGGTAATCAACCCGGCCGTGCTCCGTGTTGCCAAGTGGGCCTGGCAGAACAGCGTGGAGGTGGGTGCTTTGCCCAGTAAGGAGGATGAACAACTCCCAGACATCCCGAACGACTTCCACTCGAACGAAGAGAGTAACCGTAAGTGGCGACAGATGGCCGCTGGTATTTACTCGAGGAATGCCAGCACCAAGTCCAAACGACTACTCACCAGCAAGATTATCTACACAGCCGAGAAGCTCAGTGCCTCTCGGTTTTTCTACCCGAGTCACTGTGACTTCCGAGGCCGCGTGTATAACATTGCGTCATCACTGAGTGTGATGGGGAACGACCTGTGTCGAGGGCTCCTTCAGTTTGCTCGGACAGAACGCTTGGCCAATGACAACGATGCGAAGTGGCTTGCGGTAGCCGGGGCGAACGCTTGGGGTAACGACAAGGTCACACTGCACGAGCGCTGGGTCTGGGCTGAAGACTTCACCAAGGATGCCATCAAGATTGCCAAAGCACCTGAGCGTGAGTTGTTGTGGACTGAGGCAGACAAGCCTTGGTCTTTCCTTGCTTGGGTGAACGAATGGGCGGCTTACAAGCTTCATGGTAAGATCAACAGTGCACTTCCTGTGAACATGGACGCCTCTAACAATGGCCTACAGATCCTCTCTATGCTCACTCGTGATCCGTATGGGATGGAAGCAACGAATGTTCTACCAACAACCACACCTCAGGACATCTATGGGGTTGTTGCGTCCAATGCTGTTAAGACCTTAGAGACCCAGGCTGCTGCTGGGGATGAACTGGCACGTGCTTGGGTAGGATTTGGGATAGATCGAGTCAGCTGTAAACGTCCTGTAATGTGCTATAGTTACGGGCTCACTCCGTATTCTAATCGTGCATACATCAACGAATGGTATGACGAACAGATCCACGGTAAGAAGCGGACTAAACCGTTCCCTGACGAAAAGAGATACTACGCAATCCACATGCTTGCCGAGCACGTTTGGAGGGGCATCGAGTCGGTCCTTAAGAAACCTAAGGAGTGCATGGACTGGTTCCAAGAGTGCACTCGCTTGATTGCCAATGAGAATCGTGCCTTGTCGTGGATATCGCCTACTGGGTTTCCTGTGCACCAAGAGTATTACAAGGTCCACAACCAACAAGTGAACACGTATATCAGTGGGAAGGCTACGTGCGTAAAGTTCCGTGAGGACGACGATGAGATTATCAGTAGGAGAAGAATGGTGAATGGTGCATCCCCTAATGTTGTGCATAGCCTGGATGCGTCAGCCCTCCACGAGACCATAGTGCGTGCCAACAAGAACCATGGAATCTACGATTTCTCGTTCATCCATGACAGTTATGGAACCCATGCAAACAAGTGTGATGCACTTTCTTCAACATTGAGGGAGGTTTTTGTTGACTTCTTCTCTCGTGATCTGTTGAATGAATGGCGCACGCAATTAACGGAACAACATCCAGATTTAGATTTCCCGGTGCCACCAGAGTTTGGTGACGCCGAGATAAACAAGATAAAGGAGTCAAAATACTTCTTTAGTTAACCAAAAACAAAAACAACAAAGACAAAAAAGAACAATGAGTAAAGTAATCGTAACACCAGTAGGGAAGGCCGTGTATCCACACCTTCAAACCCCTGACACTCGCTTCAATGATAATGGAGTTTACCAGTGTCGCTTGCATGTCGAAGAAGCTGACTTTAACGAGTTTAGTGCCCAGATTAATGAGCTGTATGAAAAGGCTTATAAAGCTGAGTGTGCCGCTAAAGACAAAGAGCTCAAAAAGGCAAAATCAAACCCGCTCAGAGTTACCGACGAGGGAAGCTTTGAGATCTACGCCAAGCAGGACGCACTGAAGCAAACGGCGACGAAAGGCCTTCTTCAGTTTCGTGTAGCTGCTTACAACGCCAAAGGGACCAAGATCCAAATGCCTGCTGTTGGTTCTGGTTCTACCATAAAAATGGCAGTCGAGCCACACTTCTGGTATGTCTCAAGTCAAGGCTTTGGGATGACGCTGCGCTTGCGTAGTGTTCAAATCATTGACCTAAAGGAGTTTTCATCCAAAGACAAACTCTTTGATGCTGTTGATGGCTTCTCTGGGGGAGAGGCTTTTACCAACGAGCTCACTAATGATGAAGCGCCGGAAGTATCCCAAGAGGCGGACGAAGACGCCTTTTCGTTCTAAACTCGAGGAACGTGTAGCCCTAGCCCTCAAGGGGGCTGGGGTTGACTACACCTACGAGAGTCAAAAGCTAAAGTATACGAGACTCTGCACCTATACTCCTGACTTTATACTGCCTAGTGGTATTATGTTGGAAGTTAAAGGATACTTCGAGCCCTCGGACAGATCCAAGCATTTATTAGTTCGTCAGCAGCACCCTCAAGTGGATCTTCGTTTTGTGTTCCAGAACGCAAACCTAAGACTGAACTCAAAGAGCTCGACAACTTATGGTGATTGGTGTGACAAGCATGGATTCTTGTGGTGTGCACAAGCAATACCAAGAGAATGGCTGAACCTACCGCCTTGTTGAATCATCAACCCTGCCCCGATTGTGGGAGCAGTGACGCATTAACAATAAACGAAGACAACTCCACTAAGTGTTTTTCTTGTGGAGTTTTTAAAGCGGGAGACTTTGAACAATCTCCCATGATAGTAATGGACAACACAAATAAAAATTTCCCTTTCATTGAGGGTTCCTACCAAGCCCTCGAATCCCGAGGCATCGACGAAGCTACCTGTCGTAAATACAGGTATCAGGTCGGTTACCACAATGGCAACAAATGCCATATCGCAAACTACTACGACATTGACGGACAGAAGATTGCTCAAAAGTATCGATACGCTAACAAAGAGTTTCGGTGTTCGGGCAAGCCTGACCACTTCTTTGGGCAAAACATATGGGCGAACCCTACGCCTGGATTTAAGATTGTTGTAACTGAAGGAGAAATAGACGCCATGTCAGTCTCCGTGGCCACCGGGGGGAAATACCCTGTTGTTTCGCTTGGCGCTGGCTCACAGTCGGCCAAGGCGATGTTCAAGCGCCACCTTGAGTGGCTCTCTGGCTTTAAGGAGGTTGTCCTTATGTTCGACATGGATGAGCAAGGCCGTAAGGCAGTCGAGGAGGTGGCCCATCTGCTTCCTGCGGGTAAGTGTAAGGTTGCCCATCTGCCTATGAAGGACGCTAACGATTGTTTATTGAGCAATAACAAGGCAGCAATCATCGATGGGATCTTTGACGCGAAGCTTTGGAGGCCTGATGACATCCTGGCAGGCGCAGACATCTACGACAAGATCGCTGAGCACCAAGATGTTGAGGCCCTAGAGTATCCCTTTGAGGGCCTTAACAAGATAACGCATGGCCTCAGGCACTCTGAGATCGTCACGTTGTGCGCTGGTAGTGGTATTGGTAAAAGCCAAGTGTGTCGGATCATCACGCACCACCTCATGAAGACAACTGACAAGCGCATTGGCTATATTGCCCTTGAGGAGTCAGTAGAGCGCACAGCATTGTCGTTGGTTGGGCTGGAGATGGGCAAGTGCCTTCACCTCGCTCCGTTTGAGCGTGATGATGAGTTCAACGAGGCCTTTAAGGCAACGGTAGGCAATGGTCGTTTTTACGTTTATGATCACTTCGGTAGCCTGGCGTCAGACAGTCTACTCAATCGGATTCGCTTCATGATCAAGACGTATGACGTTGACTTCGTGGTGCTTGACCATATCAGCATTGTTGTCAGTGGAATCGGTAACGGTGATGAGCGCAGGCTTATTGACAACACCATGACCGCACTGCGTTCGCTTGTTGAGGAGACGAAGGTCGCCATGTTACTTGTGAGTCATCTGAAGCGTCCTGAAGGCCGAGGCCATGAAGACGGACGCGCAGTCAGTCTGTCAGATCTCAGAGGTTCCCAGGCAATCGCCCAGTTATCTGACATGGTTTTGGGACTGGAAAGGGCACAACAAGCCGAAGAGGTTGAGGACCGCAACAAGACAACCGTGCGCGTCCTTAAGAACCGCTTCAGTGGTGAGACTGGGATTGCCTGCACTCTGACCTATGACAACGAGACTGGCAACCTTGCCGAGTCGCACCTTATTCAAACCAGCAACCCATTTTAAAATGATGAACACTGCTGTATTTGACATAGAAACAAACGCCATCAAGGAGTGGAAGACTCTGGGTGGTCTCGAGGTCGTTCATTGTATTGTCATCATGGACAATGAAGGGACTCACCGATACCGGAACAACTCTGAGATGGACACGATCCCAGAGGCCCTTGAAAGACTCGCTAAGGCTGACTGCCTGGTTGCACACAACGGCATTGGGTTTGACTTACCTGCACTCAAGAAGCTTTATGGTTTTACCCATGACCGTGTGATCGACACGATGGTCCTTGCTCGGCTCAACCACCCTGATCGTAAGAAGGAAGACTGGACCGAGGCGAAACTCCCAACTTTCCTACGAGGCTCGCACTCGTTGAAGTCTTGGGGCATGCGCCTCGGAGTCCACAAGGATGACCATGGTGCCACCGAGTCTTGGGAGAGATGGAGTGAAGCGATGGAGGACTACTGCGTTCAAGATGTAGTTGTGAATGAGGCCTTGTTTACCTACCTCATGCAAGACCGAACACCCACTGACCAAGACCTTGTTCTTGAGATGGACTTTGCAACGGCCATCCGTCAGCAAGAGTGGAATGGGTTTCCGTTTGACATGGATGCGGCTGAGCAACTCTTACAGAAGCTTATTGTTCGGAGAGTCACTCTCGAGGAGGATCTACAACAACTATTCCCTCCGAAGGTCATTGCCACTAAGCGCCCTTGGTGGATCACCGACGATATGAAGCAATGGGAGACCAAGAAGGAAGCCCTTGCGGCTGGCTACAAGGCTGCTGAGATCGAGAAGGGGCCGATGAGGACAAAGTCTGTTCCGTTCAATCCCTCCTCACGGGACCAGATCGCAGAGCGCCTTATGGCTGACGGGTGGGATCCCAAGTATTACGAAGGGAAACGACCAGCCATCAATGAGCTTGTGCTCCGAGAGATAAACAGCAAGAAGAGCCTAGCGCTCCTTGAGTATCTGTTGGTAGCTAAACGGCTTGGCCAACTCTCGGAGGGACGCCAAGGATGGATGAAGATGGTAAACAACGGACGCATCCACGGCTCAGTGAATACAGGAGGGACCGTCAGCGGTCGGTGTAGTCACCAGGCTCCCAACATTGCTCAATGTCCTTCCGTGTCTGCTGAGTATGGTTACGAGTGCCGTTCGTTGTTCATTGCTCCTCCAGGCCGTGTCTTGGTGGGTTGTGATGCTTCCGGGCTCGAGTTGCGAATGTTAGCCTCTTACTTGCACAAGATAGACGACGGGCGATACACCAACGAGATTCTTAGTGGTGACATACACACCGCCAACCAAGAGGCCGCAGGCTTGCCTGACAGGAACTCAGCCAAGGCGTTTGTCTATTGCCTCATTTATGGTGGTAGTGATAGTAAGCTTGGCGAGGTTATTGGTGGCAATGCGACTGACGGTAAGCGCCTTAAGTCTGAGTTCTTCCGTAAGATGCCTGCGATAAAAAGACTGCGTGACGCCGTCCAAGATAAGGTCAAAGGCTTTGGGTTCCTCAGGGGACTTGATGGCCGTAAGCTTCCCTGTAGGTCTCCGCACAGTAGCTTGAATCTTTTGTTGCAGTCAGCAGGGGCAATTTGCATGAAGCAAGCCCTTGTTCACTTTGTTGAGGACATGGAAGGGAAGGAATATCTTATGCACGCTAATGTCCACGATGAAGTTCAGTTCAGTTGTGACCCCAGAAGGGCCCATGAATACGGACAACGCTTTGTAAACGCTATTAAGAAAGCTGGAGAAACTTTTAACCTCCTGTGCCCACTAGATGGAGAGTATAAAATCGGAACTAACTGGGCTGAAACACACTAAAAATATGAAACTAATAATTGATGGGGACATGCTCCTTTACCGCGCTGGGTTTTCCTGCGAGGTTGAGGTGCGCTGGGACGACGACATTTGGACCCTTCAGTCCAACGAGAACGAAATGAAGGATCACTTTGATGTGGCCCTTAGTGGACTTGTTAAACTCATTGATCCCGAGGCTCAGGTGATTGTTGCATTCTCTGATAAGGAGAACTACCGCTACGACATCTTCCCAGGCTACAAAGCCAACCGGAAGAACACAAGGAAGCCACTAGGCCTTAATACCCTACGTGATTGGGCCATTGAGAGCTACGATTCACGGGTGTTCCCGCGCCTTGAGGCTGATGATGTTTGTGGCATTATGTGCACCAACGACAAGGACTGTGTGGCGGTAAGTGGCGACAAGGACTTCGGGACCCTACCGATCCGCTGGTTCAACATGCTCAAGGGCACCATGCACGATGTCACCGAGGAGGAGGCAGACAACTTCCACCTTATCCAAACGCTTGCCGGGGACGCCACTGATGGCTACGGAGGCGTCAAAGGGCTCGGCGTTAAGACTGGCCAAAGGCTTCTCGACAAGAAGGGATACACCTGGGACACTGTTGTTGAAGCATACGAGAAAGCAGGGCTCACCGAGGATGATGCCTTAGTGACCGCCAGGCTCGCTCGGATACTGCGTAACACCGACTATGATGGTGTTGATATTAAACTGTGGGAACCAAAACGATGACAGGGCTATGGATAATACCAAAACAATTATGAATAAACCACTATGAGAAAACCAATACCTGAAGAGATTGTTCTCCCCGACTCTGGGGAGCGTAGCGAATTTAACACGGGCGCAGTTCGAGATGCTATGCGCGGCAAGGGGATGCCTAGTTGCATTCCTACAGGGGCACTCCGGGCAGTCGCTCGGCGCTTCGAGGACGGGGCCACCAAGTATGGCCGAGACAACTGGTGCAAGGGAATCCCTTTGTCCCGTTACGTTGACAGTTTGTATCGTCACTTGTGGTCGTATATGGATGGGGACACCTCTGAGGATCACGGTGGGGCAATCATTTGGAATGCTATGTGCCTCGTTGAGACCTCTGAGATGATAAAAAACGGGGATCTTCCAGCCGAATTGAACGACATAGACAAAGACGTATGAGCTTATATGAATCTACTGATAGCTTCCCGAGTATACCTCTGAGCGTCTTAGAGGCCCTTGAGGAGACATATCCCAAGAAGGACTTTGGCCCTACGGCTTCGCTAAGACAACTGGACCACCACTACGGACAGAGATCAGTGATTGTTTTTCTTCGTCAAATATATGAAGAACAAAACCGTAATATTCTCAACAATACTAACATAAGATAAACCATGTGCATGTCTGCCCCTAAGATGCCACCACCACCTAAGCCGATAGCGCCTCCTCCGCCTCCCACCAAAGTCGCACAGAAAGTAGTTAATCCGGCGATGCGAAGAAGAAGACAGGCAGCACCTAAACGATCTCCACTGACAATCCCCCGTTCCGCACTGAGTTCACCCCAAGGCGGGACGGGGGTTAATTATAAATAAATATAACATATAGAAACCCCTATGTCATTACAATATGGAACTGTAGCGCGTGACGTTACGTCCGCAGCAGACATCGACGTGGCCTGGAACGGAAGCTCTGGCATGTTCGCAGTGATCGGAACATTCGGCACCGCGCAGATCAAGCTACAGCATAAGCTCGCTGATACCTGGGTAGACATCGGCGACGACGTTACGTTCACTGATGACGGCCAAGCGTTGTTCACGACGTCC